CGTATCTTCCTTGCCGCACATAAACAGCTTGAGGACCGTGTAAAGGGGTCTGTAATCCAACGACAAGATGTAAGGCAGCTAAACGTCAACAAGAAAGCTGAAGACGTTAGCAACGAGCTTACGCTTGCTCAAATCGAAGAAAAGATTCGGTTACTGGAGAGTGAGGATGGACGAGGAAAAGGTAGTAGCCAGAGAAAGGCTGATGCGGATTCAGATATGGAAGATCAGGACGGAATTTTCGACGGGGAAGTTGTCGAAGATGGAGAAGATACTGGTGGAGGTGAGTGCGGGGGGTCGGAAGTATCTGAGGACGTTTCGGGTGAAGACTCGGATGATCAGTTGGATAGCACAGATGATGAAGAAGATGGTGATATTTAGAAGTGCAGTCTAGGCTTGAATATCTTTCGCTTCTGGAGCAGAAAGCTGCGATCAAGGCTGACCTACCGCACCTGTATGGACTCCCCTGGTACGACTGGCAGCAAAATGCCTTTGAATCCAAAAACAAGAATGTTTTCACGGTAGCTGCTAATCAGATTGGTAAAAGTACCGGGTTGATACGCAAGTGTATCCACCGGGCTACAGCGATAGATGAATGGCCTGAGTTGTGGCCGACGATCCCGACGCAGTTCTGGTATTTCTATCCCTCAATGGATATGGCCGATGTCGAGTTCAACGAGAAGTGGGTTAAGGAGTTCTTACCGCGTGGAGAGACTGGGAAAAGTCATCCTGTCTATGGGTGGAGTTCAAAGCGGGACAAGGGCAAGATTGCGAAGCTATCGTTTAATTCTGGTGTGAGTGTTTATTTTAAATCGTATGAACAGAGACTTAGCAACTTACAGGCTAGTTCTGTTTACAACATATTCCTCGATGAAGAATGCCCGGTCGAATACTGGGATGAGCTTAACAGCAGACGGTCGGCAGCTGCGGTGCGCGGATATGTCGATATGGGGTTTACGGCTACTCTTGGTCAGGAGATGTGGCGTCAGACCATGGAGCCTGAAGCTGGTGAGCTGGAGCTTTTCCCTGATGCCGACAAGTATCATGTAAGTCTTTATGATTGCTTGTTTTATGCAGATGGCAGTCCAGGTCCGTGGACCAAGGACATGATCGAAGAACGCAAGCGTAACTGCAAGTCCGAGGCTGAGATACTTCGCCGGATCATGGGACGCTTCGTGATTGACGAGAATCTGAAGTACAACGGGTTCTCTCGTTCGAGAAACTATGTTGAAGGCCACAAACTGCCAAAGGGATGGACGATCTGGACAGGGGTCGATATTGGGGGGGGTGGCAAGAGTCATCCGGCAGGGATCATATTTGTAGCCGTAAATCCCAAGTTTACAGCAGGTCGTGTTTTCAAAGGCTGGCGCGGGGATCTCGTAGAAACGACCGCGGCTGATATTCTTAGTAAATACAGGCAGATGAAGCAGGGGCTACGTCCTGTTGGTTCTTTCTACGATTGGCAATCCAAAGATTTTGGGATTCTAAGCAGACAGGCTGGCGAGCCTTTCAGACCGGCTGACAAGAGTCAGGCTCTCGGTGAAGACCTTCTCAATACTCTGTTCAAAAACTCCATGCTCAAAATCTACAAAGACCCGGAGCTGCACAAGCTTGTAATCGAGCTGGAGGCTTTGAAAAGGGATACGGCCAAGAGAGCTGCAAAAGACGATTTGATCGATGCACTGCGGTTCGCCATATCGCAGGTCCCGTGGGATTTTACCGATCTTGAGAAGTATGTGGAGCCAAAGAAGAAAGACCCATACGAACACATGGACGAGCGTGAACGTATGAGGCGCGGAATAACGGATGATATTGAGGGTTTGGATTTATTTACCGAGGAATGCGAAGTCGAGAATGAGGCTTACGAATACCTTGGGTACGAGGATTACTGATGCCGCATATAAGGCCGAGTCGTAAAAAAAAGATTCAAGTCGAGGAACAAATGTCCGAACAAGCTAATGGTATCGTCACAACAGAGTCGATGAAGAAGAAGGTCAAGAAGAAGCTTTCAGGCGGAAAGGCCAAGGGGACCAAGAATCTAACGACCAGGATACATGAACGGGTTCTGGAGGAGATGTTGGTTCTTTCTGAAAAGGCGAGGCAATACAACTACTTTAGTGTTGCCGATGTTGTTGAAATGATGAAGTATTGCCACAAGTACGGAGCTTCCGTATTGCATATTGGGCAGCTTAGGATAGAATTTGCTCATAAATTGAGCGACAATAGTGAATATGCCTCTCAGCTAAAACACGGTGCAGACCAGCGCCAAGATACACCGCTAAATGCAATCGCCAAGCAGCGAAAGACGCTGGAAATGCAGTCCGTGTGTGAGAGTCCTGTTGAAGCCATTGAGGGCATAAACCCTCCTGATTTTGATCAGAGTGACCTACCGGACGATTTCAATTTCGATGGCCCTGTGTCTGAAGAAGTTCTTGAGCAATTGCAGGTCGAAAACCCTGTAGCAGCTGAAAAGCTGGCATTGCGCGAGGACTTGAAGTTTGGATCATCATGAGCTTCTGCACAGATATTCCGAGGGCGATCAATACCATAGTGATTTGTTTAGTGAGCAACGCAGTAATCTTCAGCTAGTCGCTGGAAATCACTATACCAAGAAGACGCAGCAATGGTGGAACAGGGTTCGGACGAACGAAAACTTGTCTCGCTATCAGAAGCTCAGACTTACCAAGAACCATATCCAACGTGTCACCAAGATACTTAGAAACCAATTTCTGACTTATGCACCTGGGACTACGATCAAGCCTAGAAATATGGAAGAGGTGCAGGATCAAAAGAGCGCAGAGCTTTATAACAGTGCATGGCACGACATTAAACTTCGGCACAAAATGCCGAGGTTTTTTTCTTGGCTCGTAAAGGATTTCACCGAAATCGGAGAGCTGTGCTGCAAGATTGGTTATGACTACGGCAAGGGGAAGTTTCTTGGATATGAATATGAGGAAGATGATGAAGGTCGTCCGAGACTGGGTGATGACGGGGACATTATACCTATTAGCCGGTTTACTGGCGATCATGTTTTTGAACGCATTCTTGGTTTTAATCTCATAACCGATCCGGGGGCAACGTCTTTTGAGGAAGCTGAGTATGTGATTGTCAAGAAGATGATCAATACAAAGTCTCTTCAGCGCAGATATGCGAAACAGCCCGAAAAGCTCCGATGGATCACAGAATCATCGGATTCTTCATTTAAGGTCTTCGATAGCAATAAAGGCTCATTTGCTGGTGCTCAAGGCATGTCGCTCATTCAGGAGCATTACTACCGTCCCTCCGAGGTTCATCCTGAAGGGATGTTTTACTTTGTGACTGAAGCGGGGATTTTGGAGGAAGGTGAGCTTCCTCTTGGGATATTTCCACTGGTTTATGCTGGATTCGATGAGCTGACTACTTCTTCTCGGTCACAGTCCATTATCAGGCAGCTGAGAAGCTACCAGGCCGAAATAAATCGTAGCGCAAGTAAGATCGCCGAGCATCAAATCACATTAGGCGATGACAAGCTCGTAGTGACCGGTGGAGGCATGATCTCCCCGGGGGGTACTGCACATGGGGTTAAGGCCATTAAGGCAACAGGAGGCGATTTAAAGCATCTGGCGGGCAGGTCTGGTGAACAGTACGTTGCGTACATGCTTGGTCAAATCGAGGAGATGTATAAGGTTGCTAACCTGAAGGAAGAGCTTGAAGAGAAATCTCAGCAGCTCGATCCATATACGGCTCTCTATGCGACGATCAAGGACAAGAAACGCTTCCAGCTATATACAGACAAGATCGTAGATGCATTCAAAGAAATAACCATGCTCAGTCTCAGATTCGCCAAGGAATACTGGGATGAGGAAATGATAGTTCCGGTCATTGGCAAGCGCGAATTCATGAACATACCCGAATTCAAGGCAGCTGATGATCTCGGGCATCAGATTGAAGTCGAGGAACAGAACGATAATGTCGAGGGCCGATTGGGACGGCTACTCGGTCTGAATCATATGATTCAGTATGTCGGCAGCAATATGGACAAGGCTGATCTTGGGGCTTTGATCCGAGCGCATCCCTATATGAACCAAGAAGAAGCTCTTGTCGATCTGACGTTGGATTATGATAACGTCAAGAACGACATTCTGGCTTTGGATCGCGGTGAACCTGTTCCTGCCGATCCTGATGATAACCACGACTACGTTATCAAGCACCTGACGCGCCGGATGAAGCAAAAAGACTTCAAGCTTCTACCTCCACAAGTCCAACAAATGTACCAACAGAAGCGAGCAGAGCACCGTGAGATACGTCAGCAGCAGATCGTAGCTGCTCAACGTGCTCAGGCTGGATTTATTCCGGCTCAGGGGTATCTCGTTACCTGTGATTTCTATGTTCCTGATCCTGTTGACCCGTCTAAACAACCTCGCAAGGCCAGAGTGCCGTATGACGCTCTGGAATGGCTTCTGAAGAAGCTTGGTGAGCAAGGGCAGACGATACAGCAGATGGAGGGTATGGAAGCTCAGGTACTTGCTGAGATGGTGCAGAATGGATTAGGTGCCCAACAAGGTCTTCCTCCTGGTCAGGAGCAGGGACCAATGCAAGGGCAAGTTTACAACATGGCGTGACCGCGCCACGGGCTGATCATAGCCAAGGAGGGCTTAGATGGTAGTCGAGAACGAATCAACTGAAACCACGGTTGAAGAAAAAACCCAAGGACAGGAAAGCGATTTTGTATCCACTGAAGTAGAAGAGGATTCTGGGCCGGAATCTGACGATGCCTCAGAGGACACGACGGTTGACGAACCGGAAGAAAAGACCGAGTACCAACCAGATTTCTCGTACAAAGTGTACGGCGAAGATAGGGAAATTCCTGAAGAGTTCCGAACGCTGATCAAGGATAAGGAATCAGAGGATCGTATTCGGACAATCTTATCGAAAGCGGACGGCCTTGATGGCATGAAGCCGCGACATGAGAAGATTGTTTCGGAACGTGACGAGCTGAGGAATAGCCTTGACCAAACATACACCAAGCTTCGGGACTATGAGGAAAACAGGGAACGGGATGAGTATTACCGCAAGAATGATCTGGGTTTGTTTCTGAAGTCGAAGGATATTTCAGAGGATGAAATTCTCGATCACGCAGCTAGGATTCTCGATGCTAGGGATTCCGTATCGGTAAAAAATCAAATGTCCGAGCGGCAATCCATGATCGCCCAAAATTTTGATGCCAACCGGCAGGTCAGTTCTCTGGAGAGTCAAGCGAACAACTTGGCTTTCCAACAGCATAATTTCCTGATGGAGCAAGCTCTTGCCGACCCGCAAGTGAATGAATTCGTCAAGGCATACGATACGAAAATGGGCAAGGAAGGTGCGTTTCGGGAAAAAGTAGAAATGCACGGTGATTATCTGTTTAGGACGCAAAATCGTTATTTGGTTCCTGGTGAAGTCGTCAAACAGGTTCATCAGGAGTTATCACAAATTTTTGTTCCAGCTAATCCACAGCAACAAGGTTATCAACAACAAACAACCGCACCGACGCAAAGACCGAAGACACTACCCAATCTTGGGAGTAGTGGCACGGTTTCTGCTGTACGGAAGCGTCCCGGTTCGGTTGATGAGCTTAGAGCTATGGCCGAGGCGAGAATCGCAGAGCTGGATAATTGATAAGGGGTTAGCTCATGGCTACCGATCGCAGTTTTAATGACATGTTGAATCAATATCTTGATATCAAGATGTTGAAAGAAGAGCAGATCAAGCGGAATTACGTTTTGCGTAAAATTCCGAAAGACAACAACTGGAAAGGCGGGAGCCTTATCGTACCATTCAAGGGTGCGCAGGCAAGTACGTTGACTTGGGGTTCACTGGCAGCAACTACGGATGTGTCGGACTACGAATACGTTCGTGGCTCGGTGGATAGCCAGCGTGAGTGTTGGGGAACCTTGAAGTTCAGAGCAAGAGACATTGCAGAGCACAACGGCGTGAAATCCGGTCGTGTTTCTGAGCAATCGTTCTTGAAGATTTTTCCTGACCAGATCGATGAATTCATGGACTACATGAAGGAATCGGTGAACATTGTTTGCTTGGCTGGAAACAATTTCGCTACGTTGACGGCAAACTCAACTGCCAATGATGGAAATATCACGGTTGACAGACCTGAATACTTCCAGCTTGGTCAGAAGGTCATTGTTGATGACGATGATACTGCTGCCGCTACTGGATATGTCAAGTCTATCAATATCAACACTGGTGTTATCAATTTGGTAACTACCCGTGGTGGTTCGACGGTTGTTAATTTCAGTGGTGCGCCTATGACCACTGCGCAAAACGCCAAGTGTTTCTTCGATGGTGCCGAGACAGCTACCAACGTCTTCACTTCGATGAAGTCGCAGCTGCTCAGTTATACCAATGGTGGTTCGGAAACGCTTTTTGGGCAGACCAAAACGGCTTATCCGTACCTTCAGGCATATAACTATTCAGGCAGCGCGATTACTGCGATGAATATCTTGGACAAGATTTTCGACGCTTTTGTTGCGGCCAAGAAGATCGGCAAAGGTATGCCGAACACTGCTCTCATGTCGTACACCAACTGGGGCTACTGCATGAAGCTTCTGGAGATTGGCTCCGGTCCTTACAAGTATGTTGGTGATGAAGCCAGCCTCTATGGTTGGGATGAAGTTACGATCAAGGGACCGAAAGGCACCCTCAAGATCGTGGCTGTCAACGAAATGCCTGATACTGAAATTTTCGGTATCGACTGGCGCGGATGGAAGTTCTATTCGAACGGCTGGTTCCGTGTGCAGAAAGATCCCGAAGGAAAGATGTACTACACGGTTCGTACTTCTGGTGCGAATGGTGGTTACTACTACTACGTTGATATTTGCTTGTTTGGTGAGCAGGTTTGTAAGGCTCCGTCCTACAACTTCATCATTCATTCGATTTCGATTTAAGTTGTGCGGCTGGGGGGAGATAGTCTCCCCTCAGTTATCGCTAGTTTAACAGGAGATAAGAAATGACAGCTTTAAGTGCAGAACATAAGGCGAAGCTTAATCGCTTCTTCGGTCGTCTTGCCTATCAGATTCAACTTGGTGATTTGATCGAAGACGCTTTGGCGATGGCTTCGACTGAGATTACCCTGGCTGACGGTAAGATTTTGATTGGTGACGCAACTGGTGCATCGGCAGCAAAAACGCCTTCTGGTGATATGACGATGACTCGTGAAGGTGTGGTATCGCTTGCAGCTGATTGTGTTGATTCGGCTGAGATTGCAGATGACGCAGTTGACTCTGAGCATATTGCAGCCGGTGCGGTTGACGAGGAACATCTTTCTTCAGCTTTGGTTGATTTGGCACCTGGACAATGTTTGTGTGATTTCACAACTGAGCCAGTTGTTTTTGGTGGTGCTGGTTTACTCGGCGTTCAGGCTGTTACTGATAATGCGGTAAACGGTGCATGGTGCAAGAACAGTTGGTTCTGGCGACATAATATCAATCAGCAAGATATTGGGATGTCGTGGGTCAAGGGATCAGGTATCGAGATTGCTGGTGACCAGACTGAAAACGATGGTGTCGAGTTCAATATGGGTGATACTGCTTCACCTTGCCAGAAGGTTGTCGATACCGATAACTTTTATTTCAGAGCAAAAGTGAAGGTTGCTGATGTTTCTGGAACCGATGATTTTTACATTGGTTTGAGAAAAGCACAAGCGCATCAGGATGCAGTAGATAGTTACACTGACTATTTTGCTGTAGGTGCAATTGACAAAGCCGGTAGTGTCCAGGTTCTTTCTGACTTGAACAATGCTGGTGAGACAGCAACGGATACCACAGACGATTTGGGTAATGGTGAGTATCTTGATGTTAAGATTTGGCAAGGTGATGAAGCAAGGCTTCAGACAGCCATTGATTTGGCTACCGATCTGAAATCTGTCATCAACACTCACTTTGCCGATGCAGGTGAAGCTGGTGAAGAACACATTGCTGCTCAGACAGCTCTTGCGGTTGCTACGCCAACAACTGTCGCAACTTTGATTGCTTCTGTATCGGAAATGCAGGATGCCTATGCTGCTCACGAGGCAGATGCCCAACTCGGTGCAGATTGGGTTTATCACCAAGCCGATAATGGTGACGATGATTCACTTGCCAGTGATACCAATCCGACTACGCTTGCTGAATGTGTGACTGTACTCAATGACATCAAAACCAAGTTTGCTTTGCACATTGCTGATGCGACGGCTCACACGGCTGGCGACAACAGTGGTGCAACAGCGGTTAATGCTTGCAATACTTATTGCCAGATTGGTGTCAACGGTGCGCTTGCAGATCCGACTGCGACGCATACTTTTGACTTTGATACTGGTGATACGCTTGTTCCGTTTATTTACATGCTTCAGAGTGATGATTTCACGGGTGATGTGCATGTGATGAATTGGGAAGTCGTAGACGTTACCACAACGTAATAACGGGGGGTTCGCCCCCCTTACCTTTTTTGGAGAAAGAAAATGACGGTTGTTAGAGGAATCAGCGATGTAATCCCGGTGACATATACTACTGTTGCTGAGGCGTATACTGCTGGAGATCAGGTAGGTACATTAACAGAGATTCCAAATGCTTTGATTGATCCGTCTTGTTCGGTCGCTTTGTTGAGCTTGTCTGTTTTAGATAAAGCATCCCAAAGTGTTGATCTTGATGTTTTGTTTTTTAATGATGAAGTAACTGTAGCGTCTGGGAACAATGATGCTGTCAGTATCACTGATGCCGAGATGGCAGAGCATTATCTTGGGAAGGTATCAATCCAAAGTTCCGATTATACGGCTCTAGCGGCTAATTCTGAGGCTACGATTAACGGCATTGGTCTTTTGCTACAGGGTGCGAAGAAGAAGTCTAGAAGTCTTTATTTCTTGGTTGTTACTCGTGGTGCTCCAACATTTGTTGGGACCAGTGATTTGGTTTTCAAATTTGGGTTGTGTAAAGAATGAGTAGATTTATTCGTGGCAGTGCAGTTTCTAAAGTAATTAGATTAGCTGCTATATTCGCTGAATCGAGCGTTTTATATATTGCGATACCACTTACTGATTTAACTGATTCTACGCCAGTTGGTAATATATTTACCGATATGAAAATACAGTTCGTAGATGATTCAACAAGAAATACATGGGCTACTAAGTTAAGAAATAATCTAGGTTCTGGTGCTATATGGACGTTAGTTGATGGTAATAGTGATGTTTGGACTATCGCGTTGAAAGGCGGTTCAACGAAAGAACAGGCTATTACAACTTCGATTTCAGCTGTGTGTAGGATTGAATATGAGCATACTGTGATTACTAAGAACGGTGGTAGTGTTGCTAATTATAGTTCAATTACTGCGATTAGTGATAGGGCTACATTTGCATTAAAAAATCCTAACGGGATAGTAACTACGGTGGGTCTATGAAGTCATACAGATGTACTACTGTGAAGATATTTAAATATATTGCAGAAAAAATAATTAATTCTTTTTATTTGGTATCTGAGTCTGGTGACTATTTTATCAGTGAAGATGGTGACAGATTTATTGGAGAAGACTGATGGCTGAAGTTAAGTTCTCTGCATTGCCAGCTGCTGGATCTGTAGCAGGAACCGATGTGTTTCCAGGTGTTCAGTCAAATACCAATAAGAAATTTACATTAACGCAAATGCTTCAGAAGCTTTTTACGCTTGGCAAGACTGCTTATACGCAAGGTGTAACGCTTAGTGATGCTGCGTCAATTGCTACAGATGCCGGTATTGGTAATGTATTTACTGTGACATTGGCTGGTAATCGTACAATGGCAGCTCCAAGTAATTTGGTTAATGGTGCGACGTATATTTGGGTCGTTAAGCAGGATGCAACAGGGTCGAGAACATTGTCATGGAATGCTGTATTCAAGTGGCCTGCTGGAACAGCTCCCACGTTGTCTACTGCTGCTAACAGTGTTGACATTATTTCTGGTGTATCAGATGGGACAAATATTTACTGTACTTCGACATTGGATTTTCAGTAGTGTTTACTTTTCCTATTACATTCTTTGGACAAGCTGATGAAGAACCAACGGTTCTCGAAAAGACTGTGAGTATGGATTATGGCTACATGGGTGAACCATTTGTAGTTGGTCAGGTGAATATCACTGAGGGCGATGCAGGGGTTCTTGCTATGGATTACGGTTACATGGGTGAACCATTCGTTGTTTGGAGTAATGTTGAATGACCGTCAAATATTGTGATTATGTAAATGGTGATGATGGTACTGGTGACGGTAGTGCTGGTAATCCGTATAAGACAAAGGATCAGGCATCTGCAGGTCTGACAGGTGGTGATGAGGTCAGGTGTGCTGTTACGCCAGCTACTAGTGTTGGTATTGCAACATGGACAGATGATAGTGATATTGTAACGCTGGCAAGTGCGAAAACAGCTACTATCTGTGATTGTGATGATGCTTGGACTGATTCTGCAAATGTTATTTCGTCAAATAGTGCTGCTTATAATAAATTTTTAACAAATGCTTTATTAGTTGATATTGAGCCGGCGTTTACCACTGGTAAGTTGTGCTATTTGACATTAACTGAAATGGATTTATCTGGATATGAACAGGTATCATTTTGGTTTAGGTGTACCGCAGCCGTATCAGCAGGTGATTATCAGATAAAACTCTGTAGTGATACAACTGGTGACACCCCTGTTGATACGATAAATGTTCCTGTTTGTGTCTCTAATCAATGGAGAGCATGTACTGTTGATACAGGTGGAGCACTTGGAGCGTCTATAAAGTCAATTGCTCTATATGCGGTGAACGATCTTGGTGATGTTACTTTATTTGTTGATAGTATTATTGCATGTAAAGCAAAGGGTGATCCCGATGCCCTATCTTTGACTACAGTTATATCGAAGAATACAAGCACCGAAGGTTGGTGGCCGATTACTGGAATAGATGGAACAACTGTTTATCTTGGGAGGACATCTGTTAACGATAATTATGAAAGTAAGACAGATCATTATTATCGGGGTACAACTGAATCGGTAACTACATACATGATTGATGTTATCGAATTGGATATGCCTGGTGGATCATATACTGCATGTGAAAAAATTGTGAGTAGTGGTTCATCATATCAGTCATGGTTGAAAATATCTGGTGGGTGGGATTTATCTACTCAAACACAAACTGGAATTACATTTCAAGGTACAATGACGCATCAGGGTGTGTATTTGGGTGTTGATGCAATAACAGGTAGCATATGGTTGGAAAAATTAGGTTTCTTGTATGGAACTAGGGTTCTGCAAATTGCTGCTACTGGTGATTGGGGGCTGATTTTAGAAGATATGTATTTTGCAGGATCAATTTTTAATTCTTTGCACTCAGGTAATTCTGGTTATTCACGTTATAAAAATATTTATTTAGTGAATTGTTGTACTGGTAACTATAATTCTTTTGATACTTCTGATGCCACATCGAATATTTATGCGCGACTTGGGCCGACAACGTGTGAAATAGAAAATATTTATGCTTGGAATGGTAGTTCATACTGTTGTGTATATACATGCGGTGGTACGGTGCGAAATGTTTATGCCTATCATTGTTACACTCCAGTACAGGTTTCAGGTGTTGTTTATATTTATAATCTGCAAACTGGAGGTACTAGTACCAATGCTGACATAAGGTGTTATGGTGGTGTTTGCAAGGTGCAAAATATTGATGAATATAGTTCAACGCCTGTTGAATTTATATCAACTTATGCAGATGAGATACCTACTGAAGTAAGTTTTACAAATGGAAATGATCATCGAAAATATACAGGTATTGGTAACGTATTGTCTGATGAATCGGTGAGGCATACTGATTCTGGATTGTCTTGGAAATTCTCACCTACTGTTGATACCGATAGCAACATGCCGCTAAGAGAGGTTATCGGCAAGTTTCTTTGCAAGGCTTCAATTCAAGTCACCATTTCAGCATGGTTTAGGCGTACCAATACGGGTGTTACTGCAAAGTTGGTTTGCAAGGGTGGTCAGATATCTGGAGTGGAATCTGATGTTACCGATTCAATGTCTGCAGCTGCCGATACATGGGAACAACTGAGTGTTACCTTCACACCTACTCAGACCGGAGTGGTTGAGATTGAGGCTCAGGTTTACGGTGGTACTACCTACTCAGTTTACGTTGATGATGTGGAGGCAAGCTGATGGCTTGGAAGTTCAAGGAAATCATCGAAAAGCAAGAACGCTTCGGCAAATGGATGGTCCGTGTCCATATCGTTGACGAGGACCGCAAGCTGGAGAAGTCCTACTTTCAAGAATACAAGGAAGAACCCGAGTGGGGCCGGATATTCAAAGACTGTTGGGACCGATGCTTCAAGATGAATTGGTACGAGGACATAAATAGAGAACAGCCTGACATGAGCCAGGAAGAAAAGGACGAGGCTTTCAGGAAGGTCCCATTCCCCAAATGTCAGGGTACCTGGGTGCTTAGGATGATCGAAAAGGTGTTTGGCAGGAAGCGGAAGTATTTCGAGGTATTTCCAGCATGAAGAGTCGAAAGTACATATTCTGGACGAAGGTGATCCCGGGTTTATGCTTTGGGTTCTACCTGACTTCAGTATGGCTTGATTCAATGGGTCTGATAGCCATGCCAGCGGCTTTAAGTCATTGGATGGTGTTTCCCATTGCTTCGGTGCTTCTGGCTCTCAGTTTGCTGATTTGAGGGGTCTATGAAGGAATATTTGCCTCAGATAGCTAGTACAGCCGGGGGGGTTCTTGCTGGCGGTCTGACAGTATCTTGGTTCCTCAAAAATTACATTATCAAGATAGACAGAATGATGGTTGCGCTTGCCGCTTTGGAGGCAACTATCAAGTCTCAC